ACTTTTTTCTCCTCCTTTCCTTTTGGTGTTCCTGGAGAAAAATCTTGTTTTGTTAAATCACTGTCTTTGTCTTTTATAGATTTTAAAACTTTTTCATCAGCTTTATGCTCTACTGCTATTGACATTGTTTGTTGTAAAGTCCCTTTTGCATCTAAGCTAGTTCTTTTGAAATCAATATCATCTATTTTATGTTGAGATGATATATAAGCTCCAAAAACTTTATATGGTTTTAAAGGTCCAGCATCCCCACCATTGTTTCCAGTGTCTCCTTTATAACCTTTTCCATCATCATTGTACATAGATGGTAATCCATCTTTTGCTGTTGATTCTTCTGCTCTGTAAAATGTAAAACTTTCCCCAGATGTTGCATCACCTTTTTCACAGAACTTAACTAGTCCCATAGGTTTTTGCACCGACATTGCTAATTTTGCTTGTGTTGCATATTTTTCTTGTAATACTTGTTCTAATGGTTTTGCCATTGTTTACCTCCTTAAATTTCTCCTACTATTTGATTAAAATAATTTAATTCTTCTTGGTTTTTAATTTTGCTACGAATTTCCTTTATTTTCTCTTTTACTACCTCTTCATTTACTGAAGAAGTTGATAAAAACTCATTAAATAATTCTACTCCTCTTTCACCACTGATAAGCGAATTTACTCTGCTTTCTCTTTCTGTTTTTGCTCCTACATTTGCTCCTGGTGTTAAACTTTTAACAAGTGCATTTACTACTTTAAAAGCAATAGGATTAGTCATTATTTCTTCATAATATTTACCTAGATTGCTTTTGTCTAATGCTTGTTTTAACTGTGCACCAGTATGTCTATAACTTTGTTTTTCCTCCATTGTTAAAGAATTATTTAACTCTTTCATAATACTTTCTTTATCTTTTGGTGCTTCTGATAAGTTTTCTTCTAATAAAAACTCAATCTGTGCTTGTGTGAAACCTTGTTCTTGATATTTCTTTGCATATTCTTCTAAATAAGGTAAAGAGCTTTCATCTATTCTTCCTTTGAATTTAGAAAAATCATACCCACCTAAATTATATTCTTCTGTAAATTCAATATCATCTACCGAAAAAGGTTTTTCTTCTTGTTGCTGTTCCTCTGTATTTTCTTCTAAATTTGGATCCGTTTCTTTTATTTCAGAAACATCATTCTCTAAATTCTCTAAAACTTCATTTTCCATTATTTAACCTCTCTTTCTTCATTAAATTTTAAGTCTGTCATCAACTTCATTACTAAATTTCTTCGTTCGGGATATGCCCCCGATATTAGATAAGCACTTTCTCTATTCCTTTCATCTTCAAGTAAGCACTCTTCTAATAATTTATATAAATCATTATTTCCAGCAAATTTATCCAAAAGTATTTGATATTCTGTTCTATGCTCCATTAAATACCCCCATACTTTCCTTAATTTCTTCTCCTATGCCTACATCTTGCCTTTTGCCAATACCTTCTTGTATCATAGCCATTTGTTGCATTTGTTCTAATTGTTGTTGTTGTGCTATCAGTTGTTTTATTTCTTCTTTGTTATTCAATACATCAAGTGGCACTCTCATCTTTTTACTTGCCCAGTCTATTAATTCATCAATCTTAAAAATAAATTGTCTTTGATTTTCAGGCACAACTTGTGATAAAGTCATATAGAAATTTATTGTATTTATAACTTCATCACTTCCAGCATTACGAGTAAGCTCATTGATATATTGAATTTGAGAAATGTTTATGTAACTTTCATTTTCTGTTGTATTTAAAAGTCCTTTGCCATCCATTATGTAGTAAGCATTCATAAAAGTTGGCTCTAATAATTCTGTGTTTATAAGCTCATAGGTCCCAGAAAATTCCTTTCTAAACATTTCATGCCTCAAACTCATTTCAGTAGCAGAACGATTTTTAGTATCTGTTACATCTCCAAGAGGTTGTGACATAAATACTTCTCTTATTTCTTGTTTTACTTGTTCTATATCCTTTTCAACTGGCAATAGATTAGTCCCAATATTAATTGGCTCTACTCCGTACCTATCTCCACCTATACCACTTCCACCATAGTTTTTGGCATTTGATTTTAAACTAACTTTGTTTATTAAATCTATATTCCCATAAAAATTTAATGGTGGGCTAACAATCTTATCTGCGTGTTTCTTTCTTTTTTCTTTTAAGTCTTTTAATTCTTTAAATAAATCTAAATTTTCTAAGCCTATTCCAATTCCCCAGGGGTTAGAACTGTTAATTTTCCACCTAAACACCGTATAAGGGTTATAGTTTAATTCCCCCTCATATAATGCTTCTTCAAAAGCTTCTGTAAAAAGCCCGTGATAATATTTATAAGTGCTTGTATCTTCATCGAAAACTCCAATAAGACACTCTATAATATTTATCTTTTCATCAAGCTTTTCCTCATTTAAGCCTTTTGGAACTGTGATAGGTAAATGTCCAAATAAGTCATTTATATCATTTAAGTTTTTTTCTACATAAACTTTAAAAATGATGTTAGGTTTTCCTAAATTGTCCTCTAAAATATAGATATTATCTAGGTTTTGATAAGCATAAGTAAAACATTTAGTATTGTCTTTTAGTTCTATAATCTTCCTTATACCAGTTCCAACCTTGATGCAATCTAACAAAGCTTTTGATGTTTCTGTGTAATAGTTAGTATTGTCATTTGTGAAATAAACTGTATCTGAATTATTTTCTAATACTTTGTTTATTTCATTACTTAAACCCTCTGCTGCTTCTCCATCTACTCCCGATAGCTTTTTAAAAGCTTCTTGATTTACTTTCACTGTTGCCCATCTTCCAGATTTTGAAAATATAGACGACATTATAAAATTACATAGAAAATTTTGGCTTTTTAGTATTACACTTTCAACACCTCTTTTACTTTGCTTTTCTACTGTTCCACTATCTTTAATACTAAAATTTATATCTGTGTAGTCGTATACTTCGTTGTATATTCCTCTTATATCTTCTTTGTACTTTTTAGCATTATCAAAATAGTATTCCAGTTTTTCTCTTGTTATTCCAAGTATCATAAAATCACCTTATAGCTTTCTTTTAAATGCTTTTTTTAATTTGTCTATATTATCATCTTTTTCTTTTGTTAAGTCAGCATTTATGGCATTAGAGTAATCTACACTTGTGGTTTGTTTATTAGAATTTTTATTTAATAAAGAATTTGTAATACTTGCGCTATCTTGAGCTACTTGCCTTTTAAAATTGTCTTCTGCTTTTGCTCTTTCTTCTTGTTCTCTTAGTAGTCTAGCTTGTTCATCTCTTGCCCTTTGTGCTTCTGCTGCTGCTCTATCAGCTTCTTCATTTCTTCTTTTTGTTTCTTCTTCTATTTGTTGTCTGTATAGTTCTGCTTGTCTATCAGCTTCTTTCTTTTGTTCTTCTAGCAATCTATCTTGATTTCTCTGTGAATCTGATTTACCTATAAGACCACCAGTTAAATTCCCCGTTATTCTTCCTAACCCTTTAAAAAATTTACCAAATCCCATTTATAGCCTCCTAATCTTCATAGCTTCCCCAATCTAAATCTTTCATATTCTTTTCATAAACATCTAAAAACATTCGCATACAATAGTATTCAAGTGCGTCACAAGTGTTACTTGCTGCAAGACCTCTGCCGTGGACGGGTACTCTTAGATTTTCCCCAGTAGAGTTATCTATTTTCCATTCGTATGCTTTCATTAATCTAACCATATCCCTAACACTTGCACAGTCTAAAAACTTAATTTTATGTTGTTCTATGCTATGTCTTGTAATCTCAATAGTCTTATTAACTTCATATGCTCTCAAAACTTTTACATCTCTAAAATGTTGATTGTATGCTTCTCTTCTACTTGTTAGATGATCAATAGCATCTTGTCTATTTCTAGCATCGTGAGGGAGTATAATCTCTACATCTTTTATATTGTGTTCTTTCATAAATGTTTTTATGTACTCAATATAATGTATTGTTGCTTTATCTGTAGAAGCATAATGATGAATTATAGTATTATCTATTGTAAATACTAATGCTGTACTATCATTAATTCCCAAATCTTCACTAACATATAACTTTTTGTTAGATAAATTTATTTCTTTTATCCATTCTGCTTTTAATAAACTAGCTGCATAAATAGCATTCTCATTTGCCACATCTGTATCACACAAATAATCTTGTCTGAACTTACTTTCACTCATCAACTGCTTAGCTTTTTCTAGCTTTTCATCACTCCAAACGGGATTACCTTTTTCATCTACTGCTTCTTTATCTAATGCACTAAGAATGCTTTTAAACCATAATTTTATGTTTTTTACATCTTCTAGTAACTCATTAAAGTAGCTTAAAAATCTTGGAGTGCTTACAAGTATGATTTTACCGTTAACATTCATTACTGATGGGATTAGATATAGCAATATATCCCTATTCTTTATAGTTGCCATTTCCGATATAACCAATATATCTAAATTACCTCCAATTTTGGTGTCTGCATTTTGAGCATCTACAAAATAAATAATAGAACCGTTTTTGAATCTTAGAGAGTTATCAGAGTGGTACAATTTACCAGACTTTTCGGGAAGTAATAAACATTCTTTGTCAATAACTTCCTCAATTATTCTTTTTCTTTCATTTGTAAAACCATCTAATATCATCATTTTACCTTGCTTCATCGTAGGAAACATATAGTAAACGACTGTATTAGCTTTATTTAAACATTCTTCACAAGCTAAACTAAAAGCAAGCAAATCTTTACCTAGCCGCCTAGCCCAGCAAATGATGAAAAAGTTATATGTTCCACTCTTGAATGTATCTATAATATTCTTTTGATAATCTCTTGCTTTAAATACAAAAAATTTTAATCTTTCTTTTTTTCTTCTATCTAATTCATTCTTAAAGAAGTTATATATCTTATTCATCTCTATCAGCTTCTTTTGATTTTTCTATTATGCGTAAAATCTTTTCTATATCATCATCTGTTAAGTTTGCAAGTTCTTCAGATATAATATTTAATCTATTATCTTTATATTTAGCTTTTTCTAGCTCAAATCTCTCTAATCTTTCTAATCTATTAAGTTCAAGTATCTCTTGTTCTGTTAATTCATTTTGTTTTAAAGTGTCTTGAAGCTCTTTAGATATTCCGTTTACTCTTAGCTTCTTCCAAATTTCTTCTTTCGCTTCTGTATTTATATAAAATCTATCTTCTTTATTTTGTGCTATTTCCCTACTGTATTTCTCTCTTAAAGATTTTAAATAGTCTAGTTGCTTAACTTGTAACTTCTCTTTACTGCTTAATCTCCCAGCAACTGACTTAGATAGTCCTAATTTGTCCCCTACTTCTCTTATTGTTTCTCCCGACTCTATTAATGCTCTTGCTTTTTCCTTTTTCTTTCTTCTGTTGTCGCTTGTCGTTGTCGCATTATTGTCGTTGTCGTTTGTCGTATCATTAAAATCTTTTCTATATCTCTCTACAGTTCTTACACTTATATTTAATGCTGCAGCTATTTCTTTATTATCTTTCTTTTCTATTATTAACTTATAAACTTCTTGTCTTGTACTCACATCTTCCAAAACCTCCCAAGAAAAAATAAAAAAATGGGATACATAAAAAGTTGCTTATATTTCTATAAACTTCTTCTTATGTTTTGGCTCTACATAATGAAATGCTTCATTTGCAATAAGCTCCGATACCATCTTTCTGTTTGCTGCCGGTACGCAGCACTCTATAAGTCTTTGTAAAAGAGAAGTCATTTCTTCATTGGTAAACGGTCTTGTCTGCAAAAGTATTTTACATATTGCAAGTATCTCGCTGTTACTTAAGCTTGCCTTAAATGTATTTTCCAAGGCATAGCTTTTCTTTTCGCTGCTATATTTAACATAGTTTTCATAGCCGTCCGTACTTGCCTCATTATCACAAAAGTTTCTTATATCATTAATATCCCTTTGCACACTTCTTTCACTGACTCCGTATTTATGTGCCATTTCCGTTTTATTTACTTTCTTACCGGATAAAAGCCTTGTATAGATGTCCAGTATTCTGTCAACCTTTTTTCCATCCACAACATACTCCTTATAATATTTTGCTTACAGTACAGATAGGTCATTCACTTTCGCCAAAAAACTAAAAATGTTTAGTTTTTATTTATAAATCAGGCGAAGAAGAATGTTAGCAGTATACTGTTAGGTATGCATATATAATATACACCTGAAAGTAAGTTTTAATTTGTTATATTACATATGTATATCTAACCTACCCAAACTGTAACATATTTTGAATACATTACTTAGTCCATTGTTCTTAAGTGGCTTTATTATAGCAAGCCGTTATGACAATTTCTGTCACTCTGTATGTTTTTTTATTAAAAATATTATAAAATTATTGTACCTATGTATCTTATTATATTTCACATAAAATTAAAATACCTTAAGTTAATTTTTATTTAAATTTA